TCTGGAAATACTTTTTTAATGTATGCGTTTAGCTCTGTATGTGTCATATTTTAATAGGCTTTCTTAAAGCGTCCATAACTGGATCTTTTTTTTTACTCGGTTTGACCGCTTTCTTTTTTACTGTTTTCTTTTTAGGCTTCATGACTAAAAATTCCCATACCTCCAGCAACGTACCAATTATTACCATTGCAAATTAATTTAATAAAATTTCCTTGGTGGCCTGTTGCTTTGACTAGCTGAATATATTTACCATCTGTTCCATCTAAAACAGATACTAAACTATCAGCAATTCTTGGGTCACCATTTTCACCTTCTTGCTGACTAACATATCCAATGACTTTTGATGCACCCATTGGTGTAATTCTACAAGTAGAGCCACCTGATGTATTTGATTGAATAAAGGTAAAAGTTTGTCCTGAGACTAAATCTTTTGGTAGTTTAATTAAAACATCGTCTTCCGATGCTTCCATAAAAATAATATCTTCACTATCTGTAGATAATAGCGTTTCTCCATTAGTGACTACTCTTGATTCTTTTATTTTTTTGCTTTCCATAATATTTCCTTGTAAGAGGAGGGGCATAAAGCCCCTCACTCTTTTAGTTTGTATTAACTGATTGTTATTCCAGCTGCAACTTTTCCAAGTCCACCAACTATGTAATAGTTAGTGCCATCAGAAACTATTTTTATCCAGTCACCAGCAACTGACGAACCACCAACAAAAGTAATAATAGTATCACTACCATCACTTGTATCAGCTACATCATCTGCTGCACCAGCACTTACAGAACCAATTATTGCTCCAGATGGAGTAACTACAGTATAGTTAGCCCCTGATGGAGCTCCCTTTACTACAAAGGTTCCTTCCCAACCCTTATTACTAGGAGCTGGAAGTGTTGTTGCAAACTCTGTTGCATGATTTAGCATAAAAACCTTACCACTATCTGCCAACGATAAAGTTGACGCTTCAGTAAGCTCTTTTATACCTGCATTTGAACCACCTAAATAAGGTCTAGCCATAATTAACCTCCCTTATGCTACGATGTTAAATAGCTTGTGACTTTCAATTAGTGTAACACCAATTCCTTCATCAGACATGTACTGGTCTTTAACACCATCGTAAGCATCATCAGTTAAGATGTTAGCTTGGAACTTTGGCGCTCTATACTGTGCATGAAACAGATTTTCATCTGAAACAATAAGCATAGTTTTGTTGTACGCTTCTCTGAGAACTGGAGTTGGAATTAACTGAATTGCTCCATGAGGTGATTCAAGGACTCTGTAGTTAAAACCTAAGCTATCACGTTTCATGTCGCTTAGATTTACAGTCCAACCTGAGTTTCCTGCCATTCCAGAAGAACCAGACATTTTAGAAAAGTAGCTCATTGCACCCATTCCACAAAAAGCACGTTTAACACCTGCTTCAGGAACGTATTGAAACACTTTTTCCATATTGTCTACAAAATCACCATAAGCGTAACTTGCTTCTGAGATTTCGAATATACTTTGGTCAGCACCTGAATTAGCACCATGTTTCTCAATTGCAGGGATAATTCCCATGCAAGAACGAACAATGTTGCCATTTGCGTCAGATAGTGAGTTATCATCAAAACCACCAGATGTATTAATCGGTGAACGTCCAAATAAGAACGCACGTTCTTTTTGAATCTTATGTTCTTGTGATTTTTGATCTCTTAGTCTAGCCAACTCAGATGACTCGCCTCTTAATGATGACTCTAAAAGAGTACCAGTAATTTGAAGAGGAGTCTTAAATATCTGACATTGGTTATAAACTACTGATAGCTCATCGCTCCAAGCAGTTCCAGCTGATGTACCTTCACCATAAGCATTACCAACAACTACTAAGTAGTCGCCACTTGCAGGAGTAAATGGAGCATCTCCCATATTTTTAACACTTATGTTTGCACTTGAACCACTACCTGCAACAGCAGTAATTAATACTACGCCTCGCTTAGTAGAACCTGGGGTTAAAGCAGACCAGACTTCACATTCAAGTCCAATCCAACTGTTATACCCATGATCTCCGCCTTCGCCTTCCATTCCAACTACTGAACCTGCAGTAACTGCCCAAGTGTCAGCTGCGTTATCAGCAGCTAAAGCACTACTTGTGCTAGTTTGAAAGTATTGTTTTTGCCAAGGGTTGCGATGTTCAAACATCTTGAACTGAGGGTCTTTTAATCCTGAAATTGTTTGCTGGTTAGCAACAACTGTAGTAAAAGGAGTTACGTCAGTCCAGAGTTCTTTAACAACATTTGGGCGCATGTAGAAATCTCGTCTATCTGTGTATAATACACCTGAAGAGCCGAGTGTTTTTGCGTTATTTGCCATGTTTTGTTTTCTCCGTTAAAATTAAACCATTATCTTCTGTTTCGCATCAAACCGAGATTAAAAGCATCTTCCTCATTAACTTGAGGCTCTGATTGGGCACTCACGACCCCTGCGGGTGGAGGCGTATTCAAAGTATTTTGTTTTTGCTTCATCATTTCGGCTCTTTGCCTTTGCTCAACTTCAGCTTGACTTGGTGCGGAGCGCATTTTATCTAAACGAACAAGATTGTCTAGCGTTAAAGAATCAGGACTAGAGTAATACTGCAAAAACTCTTGAGCTTTGTCAGGACTATATCCATACTTACCCATAAGTTCATTTCGTGTATTATCTGTTTGACGTTGCGCTTCATATTGTTGTTGCGCTTGACGTATTTGATTTTCTTTTGCTTCTAATTCTCTTATTCTGTATTGTTCAGCTTGGTCACTATAATCAATCATTTCGTCTCTATAGTTATCAATTGCTTCACGATACTTATAACTTGCGCTTTCTGAATCCATGTAAGCTTCAGAAGAGTCGTAATTGACAGGTTTAGCGGGACGCACTGGTTTCTTTGGGGATGCCATCTGTTCGTTATTATCGGCAACAGTTGGGGTATCTCCAGAAAGTGATTTAGCAACGCCTTTTAAGATGTCAGGGTTTTCTTGAATGTAGTTTGCAATTGGTGCAACTTTTTCATATTGGCCCATTTGGTCTTCTAGTTTGTTGTATTCACTTGCCTTTTGGTCGTATTTGCTCTGCCAGTATTCAAAACGTGAAGTGTCTTCTTTTGGGGCTTCCCCATCAGAAACGGCTTCTAAGTTTTGAAATGTTGGAGGTGCTAGACTTTCATCATAGCCTTCCAACTGATCTACAGGATTTGGAACTGCTTCCTCACCTATTCCACTTTCTTGAATTGGCGCATTTCCTCCTAAATCAAAATATTCAGGTTCGTTTGCTTCAGCATTCAAGGTTTGTGTTTGTTCAGACATTTATTTCTCCTATAAGGACTATTTGTTAATCAACAGCAATAGTTCCTTGGTTTGATTCTTCTCGTCTTAAATCTTCTTTAGCTAATCGCAACTCGTCATTTAATCGAGCTTCAAATAGCTTACTTGCAGACTCATTCTTATTTGAAGATGAGTTCAGCTTTGTTTTAAATTTTTCTATTTCAACACGTTTTCTATCGTGCGTTGATTCACGTTGTGCAGTTTGTAAATCACCCTTAGTATTTTTAAGTTCTTCTTCTAACTGCTGAATCATTTGTTGTTGTTGCTGAATAATGCTTGTTCGTTGCATAACGCCTTCTGTATCTGCTACTTCTGTTTGTTCTAATACTTCTTGAGCATCAATAATGCCTTTTTCATACAAGGTCATGTAGTAATCAAATCTTGCCCATCTGTTTGATGGAAGCGTTGAGCCACTAACAACAATTAAATCGTATTTTCCAATTGTCACGTCATTAACACGTCCAATAATTTCATTTGTAAAATCATCATAAATAGGTTGATTCATAGTCGCTTCAGCTAATCGGCCATCTGGTTTCATAATTCGAACTACTTTTTCATCAGTGTATGTTTGCTGAATTAATTGAACGATTACTTTGCCAATTTGATTTAATGCTTCATCCAAATCGTCAATTTTTGATTTAATTCTTCGTTGAGCGTATTCATCAATAGCCACAGTGCCTTTGTAAGTGCTTGGAGCGGCAGATGGGTCGCCATGTTGTAAAGGGTGAATGCCAAGAATATGATATATGCTTTGTTTTGCATCTTCTCTGTTTTTGTATAATTCGTTAGGTAGCGGTATCGGCCCTGCTACAATTGGTGTTCCAAGTTCAGGGTCAAATTCAATTACGCCTGTACCTGCTCTTGCCCACTCTTCTTCTAATTGCCTACGATTCATTGAACCTCTTGGAATTAATAGTTTTGTGTTGGTTGAGCTAGATGCGTGAGCAATAATTAATGAAGTAATTTTATTAACGTATTCTTGAATTGGCTTTACAAAACGAACATCGCTCATTGGGAATGGATTGCGATTATGCCTATTCATTAATGTTACTATTGGATATTCATCAATATCCATTATGTAATCATATAATAGATTTCCCCCTGCGCAAAGAATCCTTCTTATTCTATCTGTTTTAATTTTATTTGCAATAATAATGCCTAATTCAACTAAATCAGCTTTTGTTATAATTTCAATTTGATGCCCACTATTAGGTATTGCTTCTTCATGTTCAGGCCCTGGCATCATTGTTGGTTGACCAGTTTGCAAATCTTCCATATAGTGATAGATACCGCCTGTAGCTTCATAAACACCAATTAACTCTGCTACACTTGCTTTTTCTGTAACGTAATTTGTACCTTCAGCGTTAGTCATTTTAATGGCTTGTTCTTGCTCGTATTCAGCATAGCCTTTTTTATTTAAAACAACTTCTTGTCCTGTTAAAGTATCTAATACGTGAAAATATTTATGCTTTTCTTTTTTATACCTATCAATAACCTCGTAATACTTAGTATCGGTAGAATAAGTGTCATTTGACATTGGGCCGATGCTTTGACTTTCTGTTCCTTCACGTGACATAGCAGGGTATCTGTCATTTGCAGATGTTTCCATTGTTTTTGGATTTACTTGCGGATATAATTGTTTTAATTGTTTTTCTGTAAATAATCTTGCAATAATTATATCAGATGCATCTCTACAAAACGTATCTCTACTATTTGGGTCTATATATACATCAAGCGGGTCAATGCTATGTATGCATACTTCCCCACGTCCAAAATCTTTCATTGGGTCAACATAAGCCTGAATGACCCCCATACCTTTTACATAATAATCATCAATTACTTGTTTGATCTGTACATTGCCATTTGACTTATCCCAGATATAAGACATGATGTCTGAAAATATTCTACCAACCTTAATATCGCTATCGTCTCTACCTGTAGATTGGAATTTTGGTTTGTTTGCAGTAATTAGAGCTTTTGCTTGTTCAACAGCAGGGTGAACAACATTATCAACAATAGGACTTTGCGACCTTTGTTTTAATGTATTAACATGACTAGCTTTCCATTGCTGATTGTTTCTAAACTCGTCATCTTCCATGGCCTGAATTGCCCATTCAGCTCTTTCGCCATGAAATTGGTCTAAAAGTTTTTCAGACTCGGTTACAACTTTGTTCTTGGTGTGGGGCATACTGGAGGAAAAATTATTAACCTCAGAATGCTCGTTGCTACCCCATTAAGTTATTTGCCAGTCATTTGATTGAAGCCACTTTGTTCCAAGCGTAGGAATTTCAGCGTCTTCATGGTGAGGTTTATATGAACCTTTAAATGCATAATATAATCCATCTAAAATATCATCATGCTTACCTCGTGGGAATAAAAGCATCTCATCTTCAAGGTTTTGCATGTTTTTCATAATAAATATTTCTTTTTTAGCAAAAGAGGGTTGCAAACTCTCTAATCGGTGAGATTTACTACTTCTGGGATTTTCTTTTATGTTTAAGCCAGGAATGTATAACCCTTCTTCATCACATCTCATTTGAACGTATTGACGTAACATTTCTTGATACCCAACAGATTCAATTCTTGTTTTAGTACTGCGATACATTCTAAAGTTATCTACGATAGCTTCAGCTAAAGCAAGTGGTTTTGCATGTTTTCTGTAATAAGGCAATGCAAACTTCCTACCTTTATCATCTACCCCTAAATTAAAAATTACAGAATAATCTGCAGTTTGTTTAACGCTAGAAGCTGGGTCAACGCCTGTAAAAATATTAATTGGTACAGATTCGTCAACTTTCTCACCATCTAGCTCTGTAAGGTCTAACATTGCATTTCCTTCTTTATTAAAACGCAATTTGCCTTCATAATGTTGAATATCTTCCTTTTTAAACAATTGATCTTCGTCACCAACAATTTCACACATATATTCTCTGTAAAACACAGAAAGTCTATTAATTGACTCTAATTCTTCTTTTTTTTGTATTAATTTTTTTACA